GGCCAGTTCAGGCGTCGGGCCAACTGCCAGCACCCACCGGCCGGGATGACCCGCGCCGCCAACTGGTGCGATGACATCGTAACCGTCGTCAGCGGCGGTCGCGTCTGGCAACCAAGCGTAGACGCCGCCACGACCATCGCTGATGTCGCTGTTGCCAAGGACGATTATTGCATCGCCCTTGATGTATTGGGTGGGATCGACGCTGTTGCGCAACACGGCAACAGTTGGGACGCTGGCTATGTATCCGCCAAAGCGTAGGTCGATCGTTGGAGATGTCGTCATCTCCTATTTATCAGTTAGCGGAAATCAGCCCCACACGACTGCAATGGCCGAACCAGTTTGTAGGTTGCCGAACCGAATGACTTTGTAATTCGAGGCATACCCGCTCGCGTTGGTGAAACTCTGGGTGGTGATCACCAGATCGGAGAATGCCAGTCCGCCGACCGTCACGCCGACCGGATCGCCAAAGGAGGCGGGGTAGGTGAAGTAGGGATAACGACCGCCTGTGCAGTCATAGCTGACGCTTTTGCCTTTGCTGGTCGAGAACTCACCGCTGAATGCGAGAATGTCTGCGGTGGTGAGTGTGGGCGAAGCCGACACGCCCCAATACCGACGCTGCCGGAAGGTGATGGTTGCGCTGGCGGTAACGGTGGTCTTGCCGTCGTTGGCGGTGAGCGTCCACGAATGATCCGAGGTGAACGGGCCAAGCGCGGTGGCGGAACGGGCATCAGGGGTGAGGGGAGCGAGACCGGTGATCGCTTCTGTCGAGACCGCTTTGTTGAGTGTCCATGTAAGCGCCACGGTCGGGATTGTGGTGCCAGTCTCGACCACCGCCGGGGACGCTGCAAATGCACCGATGACGGGCGCGACGTAGAGGAGGGCGTCGAGCGCATCGCGGACGCTTGGGAATTCTCCCCCGTAAGCGATGCCGGTCGCGTCTCCCGAGACCACCTCCACTTTCAGCCACCGTCCCGCGCCCGCACCAACATCGATTGGCGTGACGCTGGCGTCACCATCGTCGGGCACGACGCTCACGGCATCGTAGACATATGTCCCGCCCTTGCCGTCACCGAGCGTTTGCAGCCCCGCCACCAGCATGTTGTCAGCGGTCGATATGGTGTTGGATAGGACGTTCCGAAGCTCTGCCACGGTGGTGACGGTGCGAATGCCAGCGGTGCCGGGAAAGGTGATTGCGATCGATGAAGACGTGGACATGCGGGTATTTATCCCGCCGTGTCAGCGCTGATCCGTCGCAGCCGGTGCTACGCGCCGCGCCAGCGCCGCCAGTCCTGCCGATGTTCGCGCGATCGGACGCACTTCCCCCATGCGAACGATGCCGCGACCCACGGCTGGGGAGGCGAGCAGATGCCCGAGGCCATATTGCGCGCCGAGGGTGGCCCCAGCCGTCATGAGACCACCAGCGGCTTCGCCGCCAGCCCCAACGAGGGTGCTGACACCGCCGCGTAGAAGGTTGAGCGCGTCGAGCGAACGGGCGGTTCCAGACGTGTTCTTGTAGCGTCCTGACGCTTTGGCGGCTTCCGCCAGACGCGCCAAATCCTGCAAGTCCTGACCCGCCTGACCCGACAGCATCGTGGTTTTCAGCCCATCGGAAAGCTTGTCCCAATCGGTGCCGAATGAATGCAGTGAGAAGGCGTCACCCGTCGCGTTTTGCGCTCCCGATTTGCTTCTACCGAGGTTCGCGACGAGCGCCGATCGGACTTGCGCGGCCTGATCAGGCGACATGAGGGCAAGGCCACGGTTCAACAGATCACTGTCATTGCGCGTCATATCGACGAGCTTGTCAGCGAGAAGCTCGTGCGATCGACCGGCGAGAACCGGGGCGACGATCTCGTCGAGGTTCTGCTGACGCTGCGCCCAATGCTGATCAGCGGCGCGGTAGGCATCAGCGGCATCGGTGCGACCCTGTGCGGTCAGGCCTTGTTGAATATCCTCTGACAATGGCCCCCAAAGGGTGTTGGCGGCTTCGCGTGCGGCGCGCTGACCGGAATCGAAGTTATCGCCGAACGACGTGCGGAGGCGGCGGAGATTGTCGATCGCGTATTGGGCGCGATTGCCCGGAATGGTGGTCGGGCCTGCTCCGCCACCAAACTCGCGGTCGAAAATGCTTGGGCTGACGGTCTGATCTGGCGTCGGTGTCAGATCGTCGCGAAGGCTCCGCAGGGCTTCGAGGCCCGGCGAGTTGCCCGGTGTCCGTTCGGCCTGATCGATCAGCGCATTGACCGCTGCGAGGGTGCGGGGCGTCTCGATCTGTGTTCCTGACGCCAGTTGCGCAGCATCGTCATAGAGACGGCCACCGGCTTCCGCCGATCGCGCCTCATAATCACCAAGGCCGCCCGGTGCGTGAAGGACATGCAGCGCTGCGGATTCGATGTCGCGTGGCGCTGTGCGGCTTGGAAGGAAGGACGCTGCGACACGATCACGAACGGTTCGCAGGTTGTCGAGGTAGCGATCAGCGCCCGCTGTCAGTGGGATGTTTGACAGCAAACCAGCCTCGCCCGCCGCGTTGACGCCTTTGGTGAGGCTCCCGCCGACATCAGCCGGGAGCGGGTGGACGCCAATGCGATTAGCCGCGTCGAGCACCTCGCGCCCACGCACTGCCGCACGAGTAGGAGTGCTGGCGACTGCTGAAAGGCCGCGCGCGGCAGTGCCGAAGCCAAGACCCAATCCGCCGCCCATCGCAGCATCCTTGACGACGCCGCCAACGGTGTTCGCGTGCGTGGTGAGAGCGCCCTGTGACGCTCCATCCGCCAGCATCGCCAGTGAGCGCGCCGCCCATAGCGGAGCGCCGATCGCCGCCACGCCGCCTTCAATTGGGGCTGTTGCGAGGGCTGCGGGAGAAGCCGCAATGACTTCGCCCGTGAGCTTCCCCAGACCCGAACCTTGGGTTTCCTCACCGGCTTCGAGATTGGCGAAGTGCTCGCGCGTATCGTCGCCCCACGCGTTTGAAATGCCGACCTTGTTGGCGAGCCATCCTGCGCCGCCAGCGACATTCGACAAGACGTGCTGATCGCCCTGACGCACACCTTCCCCGAAGGAATATGGACGGTTGTCAGTGAGGGTAGGGCTTCCCGATGCGATCGGGTGTGTGGTGTCGAGGCCGACCGTGGGCGCGTGGTGATTCCGCGCGATGTAGATGTCACGCTGGTCGAGCACGCCCGAGTCATGCTCATTCAGTTTACCGCCCTGTGCAGTGTAGAACGCGCGGATTTGCTGGCCCGAAACCTTGGGATCGTTGATCAGCGCCAGAATGTGGTCGTTGACCTGATCCTGCGTGAGCGGTGCAGGAGCAGCATTTGTCGCCGGGGCGGTGCTGGTCGAAGCCGCGACGACGGGATCAGCATTCCACGGCGCATCGGCGGTGGGGGGCTGATTGGAGGGAGCCGGTGAAGCTCCACCGACAACCGGATCGTCGAGCCACGGCGCATTGGGGTCGGCCATTACGGCTTCCTCCGCTGATGGCCGGTGGGATCGATGTAGACGGTCCCGGATGGGAGCGCGTGGTATTCAGCCGCTGATGCGATGCGCGCCGGTCCTGCATTCGTCGGCCCCGTCTGACCGACATTTGCGATGATGGCGGTGCGACGGTCGATTATGTGCTGCTGCGCTGCTTTGCGCGCCGCCATGTCGGCTTTCATGACGTTGAACGCGGAGACCTTCGCCGCCGAGTTTGTCGCGTTGTTGAACGTCTCCTGCGCCTCGCGTCGGGAAGCGTCGGTCAGTGTGCCCGAGCCGCTCGGGGTCGAGTTGATCACTCGGTTATATTCGCTGACGAAGGTTTGATAGGCGGTGTTGGCATCGGTAACGCGCTGGTCCGAGAATTCCGCCCCAAGCCCATTCCGAACCCGATTATACCATGTCGAGGAGGTGTTCCCCGGCATCTTGGCGGCAAGGTCGAGATAGCGCTGGCCGTTCGCCAGAGCGGTTTCTTCCGCCGTCTGGATGGTGTCATACATTCGGTTGTCGGCGGAAAGGGCGGTCGTCGCCGACTTAACCGTAGCCTTGTTCGCAGCGATCTGCGCGGGCGTCCAATGGTTCGTTTGAACGATCTGCGCTGCGCGCGTCAGGATCGCATGGCGCATCGGTCCCTGACCATTGCCCAAGGCTGGCATTTCGCCAGTTGCCGCGTACTGCCGCGCAGCCATCTCGATCGCGGGGTCTGCGGGATCGACAGGGTTGGGGTTTTCCTTCGGAACGCCCGCCGCAATCATGGTGGGGCCGCGCACCGCCTGACCCGGCTGAACCTTGGCGACATAGGCGCGGGTCTCGTGCGGCATGGCGGAAAGCCAATTCTGCCCATTCTGCGCGACTGCTGCGTCAACGCGGCCAAGACCGCCGTTGTATGCGGCTGCGGCCTTGGTTTCGTCACCGTGGTAGCGATTGACGAGGAAGGTGAAGTAGGTCTGGCCGAGTTGGCGATTGTAGTTAGCGTCAGTGGCGAAGCGCTGCGGGTCGAACTGCACGCCCATCATTCGGGCCGCATCCTGCGCAGTTGAAGGTAGCATTTGCGCGATCCCGACTGCGCCCTTGGATGATGTGAGAGGCTGGCCCTGTGCGTTAAGCTGATGGCCGCTGCTTTCAGCGCCGATCATGCGATCGAAGGTCGAACCGTGACCGGGAGCGGAAGGTGTCACCCCACCCGGCACGTACACATTGTCATTGATGCTGATGCCGACCGGCGTGTTTTCCTGACGGATTTCGCCCATGCGCGTGGTGTCAGCGTTCTGCTGATTGATCCCGACATTCTGTGTCGTGGAATCAGCGTTTTGCTGTGCGACGCGGGCGGCATCCTGTTCCTGCGTCGAGTAAAAGGCGCGCGAAATCGCGCCGAGCGTCTCGTTGGTGGGGTTGCTCGCCACGGTGGCGATGTCGCTCGGGCTTGCACCAGCGGCCTGAAACCACGGGTCGAGATGTGTGATGAAGGCTGCGCGTTGATCAGCCGGAATGTGTTCCTGAATATAACCGGCCATGTCGGCGATGGCTTTCTGCCCCGCCTGATGCTGGTCGAAGTCCTGCTTCGTGGTGGTGTTGACCGTCGAGAGCAGATCGTTCTGACCCGAGCCGATGAGGGCAGCGTTTGCGCCGCGAACATTGCCGGTCGCGTATGCGGCACCAGCCTGTTGCTGCGCTGCCTGCGCGCGTTGTGCCGCAGCCTGCTGGGCCGCGAACTGCTGCTGTTTCAGCGCGGTTAGCTGCGCGGCGTCACGGTCAGCGGCTCCCGCCCTCAAAGCGTCGATCGGATTGGCGAGCGGCGCGTTCGCCGAAGTGAGGAGGCCCCAATTGATATCGCTCATGCGGGTGGCCCTTTCGCGTTATTGATCACGATGGGGCCGGTGGTGCCGGAGCCGATTTTGGCTGGCGCATACGAGGAATTATATGCGTAAGCGCCAAGCTGCCCGAGGGATTGGAGCGCCGAGGAAGTCGAAGCCGCAGATGATAGCGCGGCGTTCGAAGCCGCATTGGCCGCATTCTGCGATGTGGCGGCATTCTGCGCGACCGCATTGGTGCTCGCGCCAGTCAGGGCCGATTTTGCATTCGCGGCAGTCTGAACCACGGTGTTCAGATCGCCCATGTAGGTGTTGTAGGTGCCGTCAGCGACCTGACCGGCACGATCCTGCAACGCCTTCAAGGCAGCACCAGACCGCGCCATACCAGCCGCGTAGGCGGATGCGTTCACACCATCGAGCGCCGCGTTGAGCGTGTTCTGATAGCCGGTGCCAGCTTTCCACGTAGCGAAAGCGTCATTGGCGGTTTTGGCGTCGCCACCGAGTCCGAGCAGCGCTGAATAGTTGGTGGCGGCGGTATCACCGCGCGAAATGTCAGGCTGGTAGCGGGTGACATCATCACCATACATTTGCTTTTGGTAGGCAAGCTGATCAGCCGCCGACTTCGCCTGAATGGCTGCGGCTTTGGATGCGCCCTTGCCGCTGACGACGCCGCCTGCGACTGTGCCTGCTGCGGCAATGCCCGCTGCCGCGACTGCGGGAGGCATCAGTAATTACCATGAAAATTCTTCATGGCTATATTTATCAACTCGGTTCAAGGGCCAGCATCTGAGGACGAGCAAGCCGCCGCTGGCTAAAAACGAGCACTTGAACATCGACGTATTATTCTGCCATTATCGAAGAGTGCGCGTCGGAGATCGTTTCATGTTTCAAGAAGATACACGCTTTCTGCCGAAATATATTTACACATATCAGCATGTTGATGAGCTTGGCTATGTCATCTCACCGGAGCAAGTGCAGTCGAGCGCCTATGCGGCAGTCGGCATTGTCGATTTGGTTCCATCCATAGCATCGCAATTCCGGAGTAAAGGATGGGAGGGCGACGGTAGGATTGGCCTTATCTGGCTTCCTCCGTTCGTAGTGGATGATTTCGGATCGGCGGGCCACTTCGTGTGGTTTGTTAAACAAAGTAACAATGGAACAGCGTTCATTGGTTCGTCTGTTCCACTTCCATTTAGAGCGATTCAAGAGCAGAATTGACCATATTGTGATCATATTTCATCAGATGAAACCAAGCATGCGCCTTCGTCCAATACTGGTTTGAAACGAGCCGCAGACCGTCGGCGGTGAAACCGAGATGATTCAGGAACACCCGCGCCCCCATATTACTGACAGGGAGGGCGGCGGTGATGATCTCCGCCTTCGTGTTCGCAAATATCCAGTCGAGCATCTCCCGACCGACCGCGAGCGCCTTGCGCCCCCGGCATTCCGGCCCGAACATGATGTGACCGTCGAGCACGCATGGGCCACGGATTTCGAACACGGCTGCGGCATGTTTGCCATCAGTGAGGAGTATCCAGTTCAACGCGTCGAGAGCACTGTCACTGAAATCCACGGGATCGTCGCTCGGGATGTGCTCGCCGATCGTTTTCCGCACGCTCGGGATATTGGCGATGCGGTTGTGCGAGGAAGGGTCGAAGGTGCGGAACACGGTCATATTCGCCCTCTGACACGCACACCGAACACGACGGGGGCGGCGAGGGTGCCGACCTGACGCTCCGCAAGGATCGCCGTCACCTGACCTTGCGTGGAAGTGATGAGGCCGTTGAGGGCGACGATCTGGGCGAGCAATGCGGACTGATCGGACTCCCGCTGATCGAGCGCGGTGAAGGCAGCGGAGATATTCGCCCAAGCGTTGTTGATCGTCTGCGCGAAGGTGGCGAGCGGCTGGCCGGTTTTCGGATCGACAATCGGCATGTTGGTGTTGAGCCGGGCGAGCACCAGCGCCTTGACGGTGACGGTCGCCATCAGCGCCACACGTCCCCGATACGAGCACCGCTGATGCGGACTCCGACAGGATCGGTGATCTCGATTTCGAACTGGCGATAGGGAGCGCGAGCCTGTCCCAGCCGTCGAAGTGTCACCACGCTTGCCCCGGCTGGTGCGTCGAGCGGTTGCCATGCCTGATCAGACAGGAACTCGTCAGCGTCGGCCCACCGCAGGTTTAGGGTGCATGGGCCGCTCGCGCCGAAGTCGATCGCGAAGTCATCGTTGCGCACCGGAGCGCCGACGATCGCCACCGAAGCGTTGGTGGTGCGCCTGATCAGCGTCCCCGCGTCGGTGTAGGCGTCAGTGACCGTCCAAAGAGCGCCCGTCGTGCTGTCACCGCAGATCACCGTGTCGGCATTCGACGCGCCGACATGGGGACGCCACGTCACGTTGCCTTCGCTGGCGAACTCGCTCCAAACCTGCGTCGATAGGTCATAAGCGAAGCTGCCCTGACCGGGAATATTCAGGACGTAATAGAGGTGACCAGAGTAACTGAACGTCCACGCTGACGGACTGCCAGCGCGCTTCTTCAAACGCTCATCAATGCCAATCGTGGAGACCTTCTGCGGCACCCCGGCGACGCGGTAGACCTTGGCGTCCTCTCCGACCCACATCACAGAATTGTCGATCTGCTGAACGGTGTCGCGGGACAGGCAACCGCGTTGAAAGCCTTGGCTGGGGGTGCGCTGGAATGGCTGATCAGCGTTGCCGGTGGTCTGCCACACCTCGATCGATGCGCTGCCAAAGAACAGGATGTTGCCGTTCCAAATCTCGACACCGACAAGCGAGTCAGGCTGCGCCTCTGCCGTGGCGAAGTGCAGGGCATTCACCGTGCCAGTGAAATCGTCGTCGCTGGGCACGAGCCAGTAAAAGGTGCCGTCCGACATGGCGACGATGAAGTAGCCGTCGAGGGTGGTGACATCGACGGCGCGGTAGCCGACTGGGATCGCCACCTGACGGAAGGTGTTCGCGGTCGAGGTCTTGGACGCGCCGTAGAGCCATAGGCAACCGTCAGCCACGATCGCGATCCGATCAAAGTTCGACGCCACGGCGACACGGGTGTCCGTGCCGGTGATGGTGCCGAGCGCCGTGGCCCGTGATCCGCTGATTGAATATACCGTGGCGGCGGCGACAGCGATCAGCGCTGGAAAGCCTGTCAGAGCGTTATTGGGGGCGTAAAGCGCTTGGACGGGGCCAGCCAGCGTGGCGCGAAGTTCGAGACCGGGGCGCTGCAACAGCATCACGGTTTCGGGATCGGAGCCTGACTCGTCCTTCTCGACGATCAGGTTGCGTAGGATTTGCTCGGGCGCGAACGAGAGGTCGCGCTGATATGCCTGTTTGGCGAAGGGAATGGGGGTGGGTCTCACCCATTATTTAGGCAGAGGGCAAAAAGCGGACGGGCGGCAGTCCCCCCGGTAGCGGACTTTAGTCCGGCGTGGCAGAGTGTCGTCGGACAGAGGCCGGGAAATCGCTCGTGAAAAGAAGCTATATTGATCGAATCCCAGTTCCGGGTAGCGAGGTGGTGGCCGAACAGACTTGGGCAGCATGTTCGTGGGTCGCCATGTTCATCGATCAGGCTATTCAGCGCGGCTACGAAAGGGATGAACTGCCGTATGACGCAGTGCGCTTCGACGATCTTTGGGAGTATCGTGGCGAGGTCAGAAATGGCGGTCACGCGCAGTATTATGAGAATGAGATAGAGAGCCGCCCACGACTGGCGCAAACAGCCGACCTTTTAGGTGATATTGGGCTACCGAACCATCGCGATTTGCTCATTGACTTTGACAGGTTCGTTGTGGAAAACGAGTACGAAATAGAAGAAATTTACATCAGCGGTGACTCCCAAGCAGGGAAGGAGATGTTTTACGGCTTCGACGATCGTTTCTATGAACTGGAAGAAAGCGAAGGCAATCTTGAGGATTGTTTACGGAAATGGCTCCTTCGACAGCCTTGGATTGTCGTAGAAGACGACCAAGAAATTGCAGACATGACGCGCCTAAAGCGATCAATTCCTAATCATCCGTTCCAAGAAGAACGCCTTGCTGCTAGACTGCGACAGTGACATGCAGAAAATCACGGCTCCCTCGTTAATATCGCGATCCGCGCCCCGTCCATACCAGATCGTTGAATAGCTCGCGCTCTGGCTCACCGAAGCCGTTCGCCAACGCGGCTTGCCAGTTCAGCGCGTCGCGGATCGTCAGCGCCGAGGGCGTGGCGGAGTAATGGTCGGCGAGCTTGGTGGCGAGCAGGGCGGCGAGGCCGTTCATGTCGCGGTATGACAGCGGGGCGACCGACTCCGGTTTCACCGCCAGAATGCCGCCGTTGGCGTCCCTGACTTCCTCCCGTTCTTGCAGCGACAGATCGTGAACCGAAATCCAGCGGTTGGTATAGCCCTCGTAGATGTATTCGGCGGTGTTCCCGGTGTTTGCGTCGTTGATGATCACGAACGCCCCTTCACGAGGGGGGCGCGGCCCCGAGCATTGCGGATCGTCGTAATAGATGGAGTCAGAGCATCCGGCGTATGTGTCAGTAACGATGTCGGGAAGATCGATCTGAAATAGTGTGGCGTGCTCGGCGGTTCGAAAGATGCGGTCATTCTCGCGAGCGGTGTAGTGATCGACAGGGGTTACGGGGCGGGCACGCCCGAGCGCACCACTGGAAATCAGATAGCGGTAGAGCGCTTGAAGCGTGGTGATGCCGAGGTCGAGGTCAGACTGACGTGGAGCTTTGCCCGCGCCGGAGACGCCGAGCTTCGACAGGGCAAGGGTGATGACGGATTTAGCAGATGCCATGTAGCCTCAAAGAAAAAGGGCCGCTGGAACATCCAGCGACCCTCTATTTAGCGGTATGGGGTGAGACGCTTACGAAGCGTGGAACACCGTCACCATGCCGGTCTGGAGACCAGCGACCGACGCCTTGATCTGCCCGCGATGCTCCATGAAGCCAACACCGGCATTCAACTGGTAGTCGTCTTCCGACCTACGGGTCGGCTTCGACTTCATCGAATAGCCCATCATCACCGAATTTAGACCGCAAAGCTGCGCCTGCGCAACCGGAGCCGACGATGCGCCGACGTTGCCGATGGTGGTATAGTCGCGGACCTTCTTGATGATCACGCCGTCCCAGATGAGATCGCCGCCAGTGAACAGCGGATTCTCATCCGAGTCCTTTTCACGCGGCAGAGCGTCCTTGGTGGACTGGTAGATCGCCGAATCAGAGCGAAGCTGACGATAGCCCGCCGCGTTGACGAACAGCACATAATAGGGCTGACCATCCTTGGTCTGGTATGGCTCGATCGCGAACACGCTGGAATTGGTGGTCGCATCGGCCTTGTCCTTGATCGCCGACAGGACGGCAGAGGTGAGGACGCCCGTCGATGCTCCAATCGTCGCGAGCGACGTGGACATCGTGCCGGTGTTGGAGCCGCCGACGAAGAAGGTGCGATCCGCGTTCGTGGTCGCGTAAGTGTTAAGCTGGCCCGCAGAAGCGGTGCCATAGGCGACAGTCACGTCTTCGGCGTCGCCGCCCATCGCGACCGGCACCGAGTTAAACGCGGTGGTGAGGTCGTTCTTGAGCATTTCCGAGGCGAACCGAGTGAGCGCGGTCTTCGCGATGCCACGCAGATCGAGTTCGGTCTTGAGTTCTTCCGTGATCTGGATGTTCACCGCGTCACGGACGAGCTTGGTCTGGAACGCCACCGAGTAGTTGGTCAGCGACTTCTCATTGCCGACGAGCGAAGTGGTGCCATCGTTGGGCGTGCCGCGAAGCTTGCCGAACAGCGGGACGTGGATAAGCTGACCAGCTTTGTTGGATAGTTCATTCTTGACCGCAATGATGTTGTTGCCCGTAGTGGACATGAAATTCTGATAGGTCGAGGCGCGGACATATTCAGAGATGAACTGGCTGGACCAGATTTCATTCTGCGAGGGAGTTGCGAGAGTAAAGTTAGACATTTATTTCACCGTGGATTGAAAAAGCTGTTGAAGCTCTCCTGTTCTGATTGAGGGGTGGCCTTCGAGGTGGAGGCCGGGATGTCGTTCAGAGTTGTAGGACGCACCTTTGCTTTGGTTGGGCTTGCCGCCGGGATCACTGGTGCGACCACGGGAGCGGAATCGGAGCCGCTGATCCAACCCTGTTCCAAAGCGATCTTCCTCGCCGCAGCGACGGGATCGTTCAGGTATTCAGTCTGCTGGACAGCAACTTTGTGCTGCTGAATGACCCACTCAATAGGATCGGGCTGACTCGCCACCATTGCATCGAAGTTGGGATCAGCTTCGGCTTGGACGCTTGCCCAATTTGCCGCAGCCGCCACCGCATCTACGCCGTGTGTCCGCTTCGCAAACTCGCCAGACATGAGAATCTTGTCATTCACACGCTGCTTTTCGACTTCGGCGAAACGGTAGTCAGCATACCCTTTGGGGTCGTTAAAGGGATCAGGAATGGAAGCGCTGACCTGCTGCGACTTCTGATATTCTTCCAACTTCGCCTGATGATCCGCCGCCAGTTTCTCGGCAGCTTTCATCCGGTCGCGCATGTCGAGGAAGGTGGGCAGGGGGACGGATTTTCCGTTCCTCGCGTCCTCATCTACATGATTGTCGGAGGGAGCTTCGACCACGGGGGCCGCTACTTCCTCAACAGGCTCTGGCTGTTCAAGTTCGACATCCACCGGAGTGGCATCGTGCTGTTCAGGCTCTACGGCCTCGATCGGTTCGTCAGTCGTTGTGTCAGAATTGAAGATGTCGTCGAAGGTGTCGCTCATGCTTCTCCCGGCTATAAGTAGCCAACTCGCAGCCCGACTGGCGGCTTCCCAAGTGATTGAAGTCCACTACCCTCGCGTGACCGTTTCGCTCGTCATCAGCGTGCTACTCACCGGGGAGATCACGCCCCGACTTTCGCATCATGTTATTTAGTCAAACCGCAGGTGTGTTCGGGTTATGACCGGCACGAAGCATCGCCGCCTTCCACGCATTGTCGAGCAACGCGCCCTGAACTTCGATTTCGTGTTTCTGCGCCAGCGTCTGATCACGCGCCGCAGCGGCTTGCTCACGCTGGGCATGGGCTTGTGCCGACGCTGCCTGAACCGATTGTGCCTGCTGCGCTGCCTGCGCCTTCTCCTGCTGGGCGGGAGCGTTAAGCTGCTGCGCCTCTTGGAAGCATTCCTCATAGGCGGCGAGCACTTGCTGCTCGTCGGGGATTCCCAAAAATTTAATCGCGAACTTGAAGCTGGGGTCGAGCAGTGAAATGCCGGTCTTCGCCGACCATTCCATGAGCTTTTGCTTGCCCTCGTCGCGGAGCGTGTCAGCGGTCTGGACGACCTTCAGGGTGATATCCACGTCCATCGTGGCGACATCATTCTCGGTCGCGGTCTGGACGGGGACAGGGGTGTGCCGAACCTCACCTGTGAGAGGATGGACGGCAGGGCGCATGACGGGCTGACCGTCTGGACCAGCGACCGGCTGGCCGGTCTGATCCAGCATGGGGGCCATCACCGGATGAAGCTGTGTCTCGATCACGGGCACGTTCAGTTTCAGCGTCTGACGGGCACCGGCATTGTCAGTGACGCGGACCATCGTCTGATCGGTGAGAAACTGACGCGAGCGGAACCACATCTGACGATAGATGCGTTCCTCGAAATCTTCCCACTTGCCGAATGCTCGGGCGAGTTCGGCCAAGCCTTGCTGTTGGAGAAGCTGCCGGGCGCGGCCCGATGTGTTGGCTCCGGCTTGCGCGATTTGCGCGCGACCGGGCGCGGCATCGTCGATTTCCTGCTTCATCAACGCAACGGCGTTCGCCATATCGGTGAAGCGATGATCGCCCTGAATGATGTCGTAGCCTTCGGGCATTGCACCATCCGTCTTCTGCGCCTCTCGACGCGCCAGATCGCGATCGGCGGGGTTGGCGGTTCCGGCGCTGCTGCTGACTTTGACACGGTTCGAGATGGCCATACGATGAAGGGCAGCTTCGAAACCGTTGATCTTGCGTTGGAGGGGGACGAGATTGCGCACCATGCCGCGCCGTTCACCGTCTCGCATGACGTGGAATGACAGAGCCTCGATCGGGCAGACGCTTTCCCCCTGATCATCAAAATAGCCGGTGTCGCCGTGTTCGAGGATCGTGGAGTGGCAGTAGATGGCGCGCTTCCACTTGCCCGTCGCGGCGTCGATGTAGAAGTTATCGACAATCATGACGCGGCGGCGTGACGGATCGACCCAATAGCGGGCAGAGGTGGGCTGATCCTCCGGGCCATCGCCTTGGAAACCCGCACAATGAATCTGATCGGCGAACGCGGGCCACTTCCGCTTTACGGCGCTGACATCCGACCAATAGGCATGAATGAGGTAGGTGGCATCCTTGAAATCATACGCCATGCTGCACGGATCGTAGTAGAAGTTCTCATACGGGATGTGGGTGACCTTGCAGTTGTCATGCTGGTCGATTTCGATCTTGGCCGCGCAAATCCCTTCGACGAGATCGTTTTCGGAGGTGGCATCAAGGACGGCGGGCAGGCGGGTTTTGTCAGCCTGATACCGCAGGATTTGCGTGACGATGGTGGCGGCATCCTCACCATCCTCGTTGCGGGCGACGGCTTCTGGCTGCGTCTGATTGCTGTCGAGGAGGCCGAGGGTGGCACCGATTGCTGACGTGATTTTGTTGCAGTAGGTTTCGGGCACTCGCATCCGGCGCATCTTGGCGCGGGCGGCGTCGTCGATCTGGTGAGGGCCGTCGAAGAAGTCGCGATCCTCTTTGGCGTGTTCGCGCTGAAGGTCGGTCGCGGATGCCGCCTCACGGAACATGCGGCGGAGCATCTCGAAATCAGGGGCAGGCTCGCCCTGCGGGGTGTTTTGATCGTCAGTCTGGGGTGTTAGGAGTCCGCCGAGCGTTTCGTCATTCGTCATCCGATATTTAGGGTGATCGGGTGAGGTCGCGACTGAACTTCACAGGGGAGCGCTATGCCAGACTCAATGGGACAACTGACGATTGCGGAACGAGAGGCGGAAATCGCAGAGCTACGCAACAGGATCGCGAACGCCGCCACGCCGCAAGATGCTGCGCGCGATCGTGAGCAGTTGGAATTCTGCGTCGAGGCGCTGCGTCGGCAGAAGGGCTGATTAAGAGGCGGCTACCGCATTGTAGTCGAGCTTGCGCCGTCTATGGTGGCGAGAGCGGAAGCTGATAGCGAAGATTGAAGGGCGCGGTTTATGTGGGGGGGATCAGTAGTAGCCACGGCGACAGAACGGATGCGCCCGAAAAGCGCGCTTGCGCCAGTTATGGTCTTTAATCTTCTGAATCTGCCGCCGCTGATGTTTACACTCCAAATGTCTCATGGGTTGGGTTGGTCAGTCGTGCCATTTTTGATCATGCCCGCAGTCGCGATTTATCAGCTTTTGTTTTTTACACATAATGACCCTGACCGGCTTCAAAACGAGCATCACGTAGAGAAAAAGATAGCGTTGAATAATAGGATAGGATTTCGGTCTGAAGGTGAGTCGATGGAAGTTGTTATACCGCTCGACGGATTGGTGATCAATAATCCAATGATCGAGCAGCAAGCGGAGGTGGAGAAATGATATTTCTTCTATCCTACAACCCATTTGATGAAAAGGTTACTGCGGGTCAGGTTGACGGATTTGTTCGCGCGAACCGGAACGTCAGAGAATGGTACTGTCCATTCATAGGTACATTCTATATGAAGTCTTCCGAAAATCTGAACACTTTGACAGAGAGTTTTCGTCCGATGTTCGGAGTTACACCGTTTATCGTCACGCAGTTCGTGCCAGCGTATCAAGGTGGAGGGCTCGCACCGGCAATATGGACTTGGGTTAATGCCACAGATGCGCCGGTAATCGCTCTGACCGGCATCAGACCCTGATCGACGTTGGTGTAATCGGTTTCTAAAATTCTGTAAAAATCCCGAGAGGCGCTTGGTAGCCTCCATCAGCGAGGCCGGTGGGGCGAGGGGTGGCACCCCCTTCCGACCCCCACCCCCCTTGCGACCATCTCTGACCGTCCCCGGCACCGTCAGCGCCCCTCAATATCATCGCGCTACGGTCTCTACGAAGCTCTGACAGCATCGTTTCAGCACGTCAGGGGTGATCGCTGTGTCGCATTTAGGTATACGCAAAAGCATTGTCGCAGAAGCAGCTTGATTATGTCGCATTTGGGTTGACTTGTCGATTATGCGACAGGATAGAGGAAGGGTATAAACCCAAATGCGACACGGAAGGCGGCGAGATATGATCGTAGGATACGCACGCGCATCGAGCGCGTCACAGAGCCTCGACATCCAATTGGAAGCACTTGCATCGGCTGGGGCTGGCAAGGTGTTCAGCGAGAAGATGAGCGGCACCAAGGCGAGCAATCGTCTGGGGCTACAAGATGCGATCGAATTCGTCAGAGACGGCGACACGTTGCTGGTAACGCGGCTCGACAGGCTTGCGAGATCGGTTGCCGACCTTGAAGCCATCGTCGCGACGCTGAAAGCCAAGGGTTGTCACCTGCGCGCCACGGAGCAGCCGATCGACACCTCGACACCGGCTGGTGTGGCGTTTCTCCAAATGCTCGGGGTGTTCGCGCAGTTCGAGACGGCGATCCGGAAAGAGCGTCAGCTTGAAGGTATCGCCAGAGCGAAGGAGGAAGGCGTCTATAAGGGGCGACCGGCGAAGATCGACGGCGAGCGTATCCGCACGATGCGGGCAGGGGGCGAGAGTCCGAGCGCTATCGCCAAGACGCTCGGGATCAACCGCGCCAGCGTCTACCGAGCGTTGGCGGCAGCGTAGTGACGACGCTGAATGTGCGGTGGTTTTTGGGCGTGGGACAGAGAGTCAGCAAAACCTGCAATATTACTCGGGCGGTGGGACGTTCGGAACTATAAACGCTTTCAAAGCGGTGTGGACTCGGAACTCGCATCCATATGCGCCAAGGTGGCCCGACGTTACGCCGTCAACTCTTTCCCCGATCATTACGACACCGAATGTCGCGTAACCTTGATTCGCACCAGATTTGTCCACTGTTTCTTTGATCAAGGAGTTTCCATTCGACATATCCTCGAATCCGCATTCTGGCTGCTTGTTGAATGGGCAATTCCAAGGCTCTTTTAGGGCGCATTCATGAAACGAAGAACCTTCATTGTAGAGCGTCAAAACGCCAGTGATCTTTCGCTCGCCGACACTTCTCGCCTTTCTCTCGCCGACCTGTTCAACCGCCGTTGGCGCTGCGTCGCATGAGGCCAAAATCGCAAAAAGAAGAAAGACGATGGTGTAACGCATCGAGGCAGTGTGTGATGTCGCGCGCAAATCTGCAACTGGGACTTACTGCCGGTCGCATCCAGCCAGCCGCGTGCCTTTAAAGCTGGTGCTCTATTTGCCTCCGGGATCAGACAGGACGCTGGACGCATCTCGTTTTCCCTTTCCGCTTTAGGGACGCGTCGTTATGCGGGGCTATGATCTTCAAGATAGCATTACTTGCAGCCATTGCCGGTCAGGCTCCGGCGGAGGCCCCGATAATGATGTCGTGCGAGACCCTACGAGAGGACGGGTCCGTCCGAAGGCATCTTTACCAAATTACCGAGCGTCAAATTGGCGTTTGGTCGCCCGAAGAGGCAAAATTTGTCCATGCCTGTTCCGAACTTTGCAATATCAATGTTTCGGATGCCGCCATTCGCTGGAAAGACGGAAACGTACTCATAATGGATATTTTTACGATTGATCGCCGCACGGGGGCTTTTCAACGAGCATCCACGTTTCAGGGGCAAACGACCGTAATAAACGGTATCTGTAAGGCGCAAAGCGCCACGACGCTTTGACCACCGGAATGAGTTGCCTGATCACAGCTTTTGACCGCCGCCGATCGCAAGCACGAACGGCTTAACGTGGTGGAAAGCGGCCGTACCCTTCCACGACTTTGTAAACAGGGCGGCGTTACGTTAGGCTCTTCTGATGAGCCCACTCACCCGATATTACGTCGCGAGCTTTGGTTGCTGGCCTCTTGTGGCG